TAAATATTTGGATAAAAAATTTTGGCTGGATTCTAGTGACAACTTAATGTATCAGGGTAAAGCACCACAGCTTTCTGCTACTAAGTCTGCACGGATGCCAGCATTTTTTGAGCATAGTAATGTCAACCTACCTCAGTACGCATGAAGTTATTGGTGTTCCTGATGCAACACTACTAGCAGAACTCAATGAGATTTTCCCACCCGTCTCACCTAACCCAGACGACAACTTGAGTAAGATCATGTATCAATCAGGTCAACGTTCTGTTGTTGAATGGATTCAAAAAAGATTGGAGGAACAATGACCGAAAAAGAATACAAAGCTGGCCAAACAAGATGGGCGAATTCGAGGACTAGAACCCGTAGCCCTGCTGGATATAAATCCTGGCAAGCTGCATCCGCTAATTATTTAGAGAGTAAGAATAACTCAAGTAGTCCTAGTTCTCCTGCTCCTATTCCGAAAAAATCATCCTCAAAAGATTACAAAGACAAATATAGGCACCGTAGTTATAAAGACACTGATACTTATAAAGAGAATAAAAAGCTTATTGACTCTAAGACTGAACCACGTGAAGTAAATCTTACTTCGCTTGATAGACGAGATACTGCCAAAAGTGCAGCCGGTCTTAACCGTAGATTTTTAGAAAATAAAATGAAGGACCTGCCCTCTCCTTTAAAATTTCCTGGTAATATTAGAAAACCTAAACTTGATAAGATTGAACCTTATAAATTAGAAGGTAAAAACAAAGAGTCTTTTCTTAAGGGTTCTAGTTTCAAGCCTACGAAGAGTAAATTTAAAAAGCCTACAAGCAATGACAAGCTTAAGGTCAAAATTAAGAATCCACAATTCGATAAGAACAAAAAAAGATATACCGATTTAGGTGTCGGCATAGGTAAAAAAACTAAAAAAGCAAAGTAAATGAACACTTGTAGACAACGCTATGATGAGCTAACAGGTGATCGTTCTCAATTCCTAGACAAAGCATGGGAAGCTAGTAGGCTTACTCTCCCTTATCTTGTACGTCGTGAAGAAGATTATGTAAAAGGTATGCGTGTCCTCCCTACACCCTGGCAATCAGTTGGTGCTAAGGGTGTTAATGCATTAGCTGCAAAGCTTATGTTGGCATTGTTACCTACACAAACAGCATTCTTCAAGCTACAAATTAATGAATCCAATGTTCCAGATCTTGTTCAAGACCCTACAATTAGGGCCGAGATGGAGTTATCCTTCTCTAAAATTGAACGAACTATACTGGAAAATATCGCTGCTTCAAGTGATCGTGTAGTTGTACACCAAGCACTTAAGCATCTGATTGTCAGTGGTAACTCATTAGTGTACATGGGGAAAGAAGGTCTAAAGCTTTATCCTTTAAATCGCTTTGTCATAGAACGTGATGGGAACGGTAACGTATTAGAGATCATCACAAAAGAAAAAGTCAACAAAAAATTAGTCGAAAAGTATTTACCAAAAGAACAGCAAGATCCTAAAACAAATCCTGCTGCACGATCAAAAGAGTATTCTTCGAATGAAGTGGATGTTTACACCCACGTCCGACGAGAGAATAATAGAGTCGTTTGGTATCAAGAAATTTATGACAAAGCAATACCTGGCAGCTACAGCAAAGCACCCCTCGATCAAAATCCTTGGCTTCCATTACGCTTCAACATTAGCGATGGAGAAGCTTACGGTAGAGGAAGAGTAGAAGAGTTTATTGGCGATCTTAAATCGCTTGAAGCTCTATCTCAAGCTCTCGTTGAGGGCAGTGCAGCAGCAGCTAAAGTTGTATTCGTTGTATCACCTAGCAGTACTACCAAACCTCAGACCCTTGCTAAGGCGGGGAACGGGGCAATCGTTACAGGTAGGCCAGATGATATTGGTGTTATTCAAGTTGGTAAAGGAGCAGACTTTGCTACGGCTCAGCAGCAGATGATGAACTATGAAAAGCGTTTATCAGAAGCATTCCTTATTCTCAACGTGCGTGACTCTGAACGTACAACAGCAGAAGAAGTACGTATGACACAGATGGAACTAGAAACTCAGCTTGGAGGATTATTCTCCTTGCTAACTACAGAGTTTCTTGTACCTTATCTCAATCGTAAACTCGCTGTACTACAGCGGGATGGTTCTATTCCTAAGCTTCCCAAAGATATTGTTTCTCCTACCATTGTGGCTGGAGTCAATGCTCTTGGTAGGGGACAGGATCGTGAAAGTCTTACTGCTTTTATTACTACTATTTCCCAAACAATGGGACCGGAAGCAGTTGGATCCTATATCAATCAAGATGAGTTTATTAAAAGACTAGCAGCAGCACAAGGTATTGATGTTCTTAATCTTGTCAAAGGACAGGAAGAAGTACAGCAAGCTGAACAAGCTTCTGCTCAGCAGCAGGTTCAGTCTCAGAAAGATATTGAACTTACTAAACAAGCTGCAGCCTTTGCTAACTCACCAGTGATGGATCCACAAGTTAATCCCAATGCACCCCAAGCTATAGATGACCAACAACAAACCAACCAGGCCGCCTTCCAGCAAGGCCAAGCGGGCACCTAAACCACAGCCTGTCGCCAAAGCTCCACACCTTGAGCCTGAAGAACTTCTAGAAGATCTACGTGATCTTCCTGTTAAATCGAAGTTGTATTTGAAAGACCAACTACCAGCCGACCGTTATCAAAAGAAACCTAAAGTCGGTACCCCCACCCTTGGTAGAGAAACTGGTTATGTAACTGAGGTGGGGCTTGGTAATTTGACATCACTAACAGCATATGACAACACTGACATACCAACCTGATCAACAGCAACCTGAGTTCTCTGATGATGAGCTTGACTCTATTCAGAAAGGTGAGGAACTAGCGCAAGAGCAATCTCAAGCTCTTGCAGGTAAATTCCAAAATGCTGAAGAATTAGAAAAAGCATACCTAGAACTACAAAGTAGGTTCTCTCAAGAGCAACAGCAAACTGAACCTGAAGTAAGTACACAGGAAGAGGCTGAGGAAGCTGAACCACAAGACATTTCATTCCTGGATACTCTTTGGGATGAAGCTCAATCTGAATGGTCTGAAGAAACCCTTGAGGCTCTTGGCAACATGGATGCTGCAGATGTTGCTCAAATGTATCTGCAATATCGTAGTGAAAATGAAACTACTTCTGAACTATCTCAGGATAACATTCGTTCTATCTATGATGTAGTTGGTGGTGAAGCCCAATACGATCAAATGGTTGAATGGGCAGGATCCAATCTACAAAGTTCAGAGACTGACTTGTATGACAGTGTTATGAATTCAGGTGATCCTGCTGCATGTTTCTTTGCAGTCCAGGCCCTTGCTTATCGCTGGAGTGAATCCCAAGGTTGGCAGGGTACTGAATTCCTTACTGGGAATGCAGCTCCTACTACACAAAATGTATTCCGTAGTCAGGCTGAAGTTGTGCAAGCAATGTCAGACTCTCGCTATGACAATGACCCAGCATATCGTCAGGATGTAATGGACAGACTTGAACGTTCTAATGATCTTATGTACTAATGGACTACTCCGATAAAGAGATTAAACGTCTCGAAAAAAAAGCAAAAGAACTCAGAGATAAGAAGAAAAAAAAGGATGGCTTTTCTAATTTTGCTGAATCAGGTGGCTTAGGTCTAGTAGGTCTATTAATTAACAAACTCCGTAAGTGATCATGACTATTTCTACTAAACAACGTGGCGGGTGTAAAGGAGGAAAAGGTGGCGGCAAAAAAAAGTAAGGCGACTAAAACTCGTTTAGATCCTTCCTGTTGGAAAGGCTACAAAAAATCTGGCACCCAAGTAAAAGGTGGTACCCGTGTAAACAAATGCGTAAAGATTAAAAAATGACATACCGCAAACCTCCTAAGAAGCCTACCACTCAGGCTAAAGATAAAATGACAGAAAAGATGGGATCTATTGCTTCACAACTTGGCGGTATCCCTGGCCGTAACGGCATGTCTAATTCAAACTACCCAACAAAGAAAAAAGGTAAGAAATAATGTTTTATAAAAAAGATAAACATGGGGAGAGGACACTTGATAAGAAGCAGGTTGCTAAAGCAGCTTTGAATATTGGCAAAGTTGTAGCGGATTCACAACGTACTACACCTGCAAAAAATGATCCTGGTTTAGTTCCAATGGAGCGAGACAAAAAGCCTCAGGCTGAAAGTGATAAAGCTATTAGGGGTCAACAACCTACAGATAATGGCGGAGATCAGCCGTATGTAAACGGACAACTTGGTCCGAAAAAGCCTCGGGCTAACAACGGTTCTCATTTCACAAAAGAAGACCGCAATCAATACGGACGTTAAATGATTCCACTCCTATCCACTATCGTATTAACAGCTTCATGGTATGGCGATTATTTCCATGGTCGCACCGCTGCTAATGGCTCCGTGTACAACATGTATGCCAGTACTGCAGCTCACAAGTCCCTCCCCTTTGGCACCCGGCTACGGGTTTGTTATCAGACTTGCGAGGTGGTGACCATTACAGATAGAGGGCCGTTCATTCCTGGACGGCACCTTGACCTATCTAAGGGTACAGCTACACGCATCGGAATGAAAGATGTTGGTGTAGCTCCTGTCGAAGTTTATCGGATGAACTAGCTGAATAGAATTAGGAGGGTGCAATTCCCTCTACAGCTATTGGACAGCCAAGTCCTAAAAATGGTCTTACTTAATTGCTACAAAAACATGCACTATTACTTTAATGACCACTATTCTTTCAGGACTACAAAAACAAAATAACTGGGAAGCCTTTTGTAAATGGGTTACCTCAACAGACAACAGGCTTTATGTTGGTTGGTTCGGTGTCTTAATGATACCTACCTTACTTGCAGCAACCATTTGCTTCATCGTTGCATTCGTTGCAGCACCACCCGTTGATATCGACGGTATCCGTGAACCAGTCGCAGGCTCTTTACTCTATGGCAACAACATCATCAGTGGGGCCGTCGTCCCATCTTCCAACGCAATCGGATTGCATTTCTATCCAATTTGGGAAGCTGCTTCGCTTGACGAATGGCTCTACAACGGTGGCCCGTTCCAACTGGTCATCTTCCACTTCCTCGTTGGCATCTATTCTTACATGGGACGAGAATGGGAACTTAGCTATCGATTAGGAATGAGGCCTTGGATCTTTGTCGCATACTCAGCACCCGTTGCCGCAGCGTCGGCAGTCTTTCTTGTCTATCCATTTGGACAAGGTTCTTTCTCAGATGCAATGC